AAATATGTTTCAACAGTTGCGGTGAAATCTGTGAAGCTGGCTTTGTAAGTCTTTGAGGTATCGCCCATCACTGTATCTTCAATAGTGTCGGCAGTCTCATCAACAGAAAAGCTAATCACTTCAGCCATTACGTCTGTGCCGATTAGAACGACACCATCGTTTCCTTTAAAAGTCGCCATCGTTATATCTCCTAAACGGCAGTTTCAACGTCATTTTCTTTGGTGCGGTATTGCACCGAAAGAGTAAACCGACCAACGGCCACCGGCTGTTCGCCATCGCCCGAATAGTCAGCCTCAAACGCGGTCACTTGTGCATCTTTTGCCAAGCCACCAAGCGTTACATCAGCGGCAATGGCCTCTTCAACCTCAACCGCAATAGTGTCCAGCGCATTATCGTAATTCGCTGTGCCAATAACATATGCCTCAACGGCAACGTCTAAAACCCGATTTACCGAACGCGCCAGCGTGATTGTATCAAATTCGGTCGCTTCGCTCTTAGTAAAAATACACAGTGCTGGCAACTTTGTCTGTTCCAGCGGAAAGATACGGCTGCGGAATACGTTGCTGCCGGTTGTGGTCAATCCCGTCAATGTCGTCACGATCTGGTCGCGTATTTGCTGACGAACGTGCGCCATTATTGTTTCTCCAATACCAGCGTGGTCATACCAGTTCCGTCGTCTTGTACAATCCGCATCGTATAGGCCACCGCGTTGATCGTAATAGTATCGCCTTCAGCGGCTGTGGACACGTCTGCGGTGCGGCAAACAAATCGCGGCTGTTGTAATGCAAAGCCAACGCCCCCGCCAGCGTCAACCTCGACAAAATCATTATCAAAGATGCCGTTAATCGTGGTCGCGTTGTAAGTCGCAGCAACCCCGAAATCATCAACGCCAACAAAGATGGCGCGATCATCTGCGGTTTCGACTGCCATTAGTCAGCGTCCACTTTAGCTACTTTAGCTACTTTGGCCGACCATAGCTTTGCATAGCCGCGATCAATCAGCTTGTTCGCCTCATCTTCGCGAACGTCGTGATCTTCACCGGCAAGCATAATCCCGACTGAACCCGCTTGGCAGTCTTTGAGCGTTGTAATTTTAACAAGTTTGATTGTCATTTTTTCTTTGTGTTCCGCTTAATAAGGCTGGACGCTGATTTCTTTGTTAGGCCAATAGCCCGATCAGTGATGCCTTGCTTTTCTTCATAAACCTCGACCTTGCCGGTGTTGACCAGATCAAGCCCCACGTTTTCAGTCACCTCGACAATATCGCCAATAACGTGCGCTTTACCGCCGATGAGAATATTCCGCTTGCATTTAATTTTCATATCAGCCCCCAAGGGAAAGACAGGGCGACTTGCGCCGCCCCGTCAGTTGTTTTAGGCATCGATGTCCAAGCACGCAGCGAATGACTGTGCGTGACGAACAGCAATGTCCAGCTCTTGCATAACGCGGATGCGTACTGCGCCAGTTGAACCGGCTGTGTATGGATCAACCAAAACGTCCGGTGTGCTAAAGAAGCCCATCATCAGTTGGCTAAAGTCACCAAAGATCATTGCAGAAAGTGCGGTTCCAGTGCCTTTGGTCAGATCAGATGGGACATTGTTGGTTATTGAAAGATTATAACCATACAAGCTGTTCCAAGGTGCATCTAACAGCATAACGCTATCTGTTGACGCAACCTTTGCAGTTGAAGCCATCAGTGACTTAACCTTCGGGTTGGTCAGATAAGCAAGCGTGTTGCCGTTAATAGCAGCATTGTCAACTTCAACTTCTTTAACCAAGTTGACAATATCATCCCAAGCAATCGCGCCACCGTTTGTGCCGATTGCAACTGAACCGATACCGGCGGTGCCAGTAATGCCAGTTGGCTCGTTAGAACCGCCGCCCTCGATTGCAACATCTTCAATTTTCTGTGCAATCGCGTTCAACAGGTCATCACGAACAATCTGCTCAACAGATGGGTCAGACTGGATCATCAACAGGCGTGAAATGTCTGTAAATGCGCCAAGTGACTTTGGTGACATTGTGATCTGTGAGAAAACAGCGTTCACCTCAGATGTTGCGCCGTTCTCAGCCACGAAACCAGCAGATACGCCGGTTGCTAGCTTTGGAATAGCTACATCGCCACGCAGACCAGTCATAAAGCGTGCGCCAAGCTCGTTGAACACTAAGCGTGACCGCAGAGCGTCAACAAACTGATCGCCAAGATGATCTGTGCCAACCAAGTGACCACCGGCTGTAGCTGTGCCAACAGTCAGGTCACGACGACCGCCCCAGAAGCTGTCTGGTGCATAAAAGCCGCGAGCCTCGCGTCCAGTGCGCTTTGCGATTTCTTCCGAAACCTCACGCTCAAGACCCTGCAACCCAGAGCCATTTACCAGACCGCGAACAGCTTTGATAAATGAATAGTCGCGCTGCTCTTTAGCTGACATATCAACCGCACCGGCTGACTGCTCAAGTGGCTTACCTTCGCCGATAGCGTCCAGCAATGTCGCGCGGAATTGTGCAACAGACTGACCTTCGCCGATAGCTTTATCGGCTAGATCACGCCGATTGTGTTTAACAGCAAGATTGATGATCTCGCTGGCATTCTTTTGGAAATCGCGCTTGGCCTGCTCTGCGGCTGCTTCGCGGATTTCATCGTGATTTACTTCGGTCATTTTGACCTCCTTTTGTTTAATCACTGGTTCGATAATTTTAGCACTGCGGTTCACGCCGACACCAGCGTCAGCGGGAACGGATACAATGCTTGCCTCGTATGGAATCCACGAAGAGATGCCGACCGTCCCGTCTGCCCTCTTATCTTCCATTTGACGTATCTGGTAACCAATGGACACATTAGACCGGATACCGTCCTTGACGTCATCATACACCTCTCTAGCAAGCGCACTTTTTCCAAAGCGCACGACTGCCCGTAGTCTGCGGTCAGCTTCATCAAGATAGGTGCGTTCGACAACGCCAATCTGTTTTGTCATATCGTGATCTAACAGCAATGGCGCGTGGCCGCTGTTCATCCGTGACAAATCCACAGCTTCGCGGGTATGCCGCAAAACCTCATAACCAAACGATCTTTCAACCGGCTCTTCAGATGACAAAGACATACGCACGCGGCGGTCATCTTCATCAACCATTTCACCGGCTGCCGCGCGAAATACAAGTTCGCCGCGATCAAAGCGTTCCATTTCTTCATCATCATAACCGGCAGTCTCGACAACCGGCGCATCTGATTTGCCAAATGTGATTGTCACTGTATCTTCGGTTTCTGTAATGTTTTGTATATGTCTTTCCATTGGTGCATTATCCACCAATTCATCGCTATTTTCAATTGGTTCAATTTCAGACATTTCAATGCCCCTTTCGCCTTCATCTATTCGGTCAAGCGCAGCATCTTTTGCCCTTGCCCACGTTTGACCGGCATCGCCGCCCCACGCTGCCCACGCAACGCGACCTTTGGACGGATAGCCATCTTCACCGGCAGAAAATCCTTCGGCTTGTTTGTCGACCTCGTGCCGACTAAAAAAGCTGTGCATCCGACGCACTGTATCGGCAGATAGTTCTTGCCGGTTAGCCAGTTGTGTCGCACGCGCCACCGCAACATCAGTGCCGCCTTGTTTACCCTCTTCGCGCCACTTTTTAAATTTACGCGCTTCCGCTGCCATTCCTTCGGTTGGCTTTAGGCTGATTTCAACGCCTTTATACGTCGCCATCGTCTTGCCCTACGTCGATTGATGGTTGCGCTGGCAACTTAGTGCCAAACGGCTGGAAAGCGGTATCAATGCCATAACGATCAGCAAGTTCTGCTTCGCGGTTGATCTGCTCAAAGATTTCTTCGGTATCGCGGCCATATTGGCTATGTACATCTTGCAAGCTGACGATGCCGTTATTCAATGCGGTGACGCTGGCGTTGATCTCTTTAGCTGGGTCAACCCAAGCAAACCCGCGTGGCCGATAAATCACTTGATCAGCAAACAGGTCATATTTGCCCATCGGCAAGTTTACGCGGCCAACAGTGATAGCCATTTCTAGCCAAGCGCGATAAACCGGATCAATAAACTGGTCGATCATAAATTGCTGCACCATCTTAAAATGGTCGCGATCTTCAATTGTGCCTTGCCGGATGCTGCTATAGCTAACGCCCTCAAGGTTGTTTGCCAGCGATACATATGAAACGCCAAGGCCGGACGCGATCCCGCGCAATATGCCTTTCTCAAACTCCGCAAAGCTATCTGTCGGGTTTTGCGGGTCAAACGCTGTAAATGACATTCCAGCCGGTAATTGCGTAAACGTGGCTGGCTCCGCGCTCATTATAGGCGCGTGATTGTCGTAATCGTCACCAACAAAGCCATCGCCCTCTGGGCTGGTGAAGAAACCCATCTTTGACGCAGCAACCCGCGCATTTACAAGCGTGGCCTCTTCATAACCGTCCAGCATCTTTAGGCGGGTCAGCACGTTGCTCATCCAAGGCACGCCACGGGTCTGCCCAGCGCGGTCTTGCAAATAGCAATGTATAATCTCGCTGGCTGGCACGATCTTGTGATGACGCTTTGTCTTGCTGCCATAGCCTTGATCGTGATGCGGGTGATCTTCAAACAGATAATAGTTTAGCGGCTTGCCGGTGCGCCGATCCAACTCCACGCCCATCCGCACTTCATTGCCGTTTGCTAATCGTGCGTCATACCCCTCATCGAGATAGTCGGCTTCAAGAAACTTCAGCGAAAAGCCGAACGGGTTTCCGGCTGGGTTCTTAATCTTTTGGATTAGCACTTCGCCATCGCGTGCCAGCGTTTCCATAAACAGCCGCTGCGCTTGCACCCAAGATACGCGGCCATCAACAGTGCAGAAACCAGCCCGACCCCATTGCTGCCACGCTTGTTCGATGATCCGGTTGCCCACGCTGTCTAGCGAATTGTCGTCATTCCGCTTTCTAACTTGTATCCGCACGCCGTTTGCGCCGACCACATTTGTCGACATAATCTGCAAATATCTTTTGGCATATGGATGATTACGGCTAATCTCGCGGCAACGATCCCGCAAAACGCGCAATGATGGTTTAATTTCGCTGTCTGCCGACCGGCTGCTAGATACAAAATCACTGAATAGTCGGCCAGTGTCAGCCCCGTGAAACGCCCGAACCGCCTTGCGTGGCTGGGGCTTCGCTTTGAAAAAGTCAAAGATGCCCATAGTTAAAACCTCACCAAGATGGTTTGACTTGACCGATAGCCGTTCCGCGCATCTTCTGTGCGGCGTTCCTTAACATATTCTTTGCGGTAAAAGTCACGCGCTTCGATCAAATCTTGGAACGACATTTTTGTCAATGACCGCCCGTTGATGCTATAGCTAGAAACGTCAGCATCAGCCTTGCCTTGCAAGATGCTTTCAATCTTGGCGATCATTATTTCAGCGTGCGTGCGCGGGTCAGCCCCATTGACGTCCAAATCTTCAACGGCTGTAAATGTGCCGGTCTCAATTACAACGCGGTCGCCAGTTGCGGTCTTTGTAACCTCTAGCTGCCAGTGATAAAAGCCAGCGACATATGTTGCACTGGTCGCGCTATCAACCTCAAAGACATATGTGCCGTTTAATTCTTGCGCCGCAACCTTGATTTCGGTACTGCCACCGCCGGTAATGCGGGCGACGTATTCCATAGAATAATCGGCAAGCGGATAATCATCCACAAGATCGGTGCGTTTCCAAAGCAGATAATCGCCAATAACGATCTTTTGCGGCTGCTGCCCGTCTGGGGCTTGGTCTATATCAAATCTATTTGCCACGGCACGCCCCCTGCGTAAAGAATGATTGTTTTACTGGACGTTTGTTTTTCGCGTGACGCCCTTTGCGCCGGATTGGTGGCTTTTCAAGCCGAATGATCTCTGCAAACTTTTTAGCCATTATCGCCAACTATTGACAAAGCCACCCTGTTTAGGGCGGCGTGCAAGCGGGTTTTGCTGTTGCGGCTTTGGTTGTGTTTCTGGTTCCGGCGCATTAACGACCCTATCGGCAACAGCATTTATATTCAGCGACAAGATACACAGTGCAGCATATGCGTAAACCCTGCAATCAAGTGCCTCATTTCTTGTGCGCGTTTTGACAAAATCGCGGCGTGGGAACCCTTTTTGATACTTTGTGACGATTTTCTCAGAATTTGCTAATTGCTGATAATACTCGTCAGAACGCCCCGCCGGAAAATGACAATAGCCCGCACCTTCAGATTGTACGCGCAATCTGGAAAAAATCAATTCCTTGATTGGAAAAGTGCCGACAGCGAACAATTTAATCTTGCCAATGTTGTTTTTTGTCGGTCTGGACACCAATGGCCGCTGTTCGCCGCCCATACCCTTAATCGCAAAAATGCGCCTACCCTCGCGTGGCCGGACAAAGTTATAGACCGCTTGCGTATAGTGACCACCACTGTCTATGCACGCCGCCCTAATCCCTAGCTGGCGACCGCTTTCGGTCGTGTAGGCCACCTTTAGAATGTTATCAAGGTCGTTCCACAAATGCGGCGTTGATGGGTCGCCATAAAGCGTTTTGTAACCCAGCGACCAACTTTCTTCATCACGACCCCAGCCGACTATCTCTATTTCTAGCCGGTCATCTTGAACGTCAATGCCAGCGGTGACGACAACTATCGGGTCTGGTATATATTCGCCCCAGTCATCTTCGCGGCTTTGGAAATCAATATCGCCGACAGTCTCGCCTTGATCTTCCCAAGTCTCAGCCAAGAA